ATAACCAATTCTCCCGGTTAGTCTGGTGCCCTTGATAACAACCTCTCTGAACTGAGAGTTAACCAGAGTGCTGGTATCGATAGGAACCAGCACCGCGGACTCCAGCCCAATCTCAAACAGAGCAGAGTAGAGCGCCCGCATGGTTTTTCGCTTTTCGATATTATCAATCAGCCGGTTGATGTTATTGCTGACCTTGGAGACTCCCCGAACTTTAACGCCCATAATCAGACTCCCGTTATAAGTGCGAAATCGTCTGCCAGTCGCTCGAACGTATCTGCGAACTGGACGATCTGCCGAATCTCATCGGCCTCATCCGGCGGTGCTGCATCAGTCGACGCGCCAATCAGGATGTAATCTCCATCCCGCGCCGTTGCGTACTCGGTCCATATCGTGTTTTTAACAACGAGCTCCCGGCCAAGGTCACCGATTTTTGCAGAGAGTCCGCCCTGGTAGTCGCAGAGGATAGCGATCGGCGCTTCCCACCCGTACGGCTGACCTCCGCCGTCGGTATCGCTACCTTCGGCATCGCGTATGCGCCGCCAGACTGTCGCCGTCGCGGTATAGCTCCAGTTTGCTACCGAAGACATCAGTCATCCCTCCATCGCAACACAACAGCGCCTGTAGCCTGTATGCGAGGGCAGTTAATCATCCACTGCCCGGCACCGTTAACGTATGCCGTCGTTTGCTGCCCGGTGTCGGTCATTACCCACACCCGGATAAACGTCCGCGGCAGCCGTTGCTGAACTGAAACCCACGCCATTAGCAGCCCCCGACCACCATAAACAGGCCCACAGTGTTGCCAGCGCTGATCGGAAGTTCACTGGTGCAGCCGCTGGTATCCAGTTTCGCCAGCGAGTCACGCAGCCAGGTAATGCCGTCGTCTCCGTAATCGAACGAGCGCGACGCTCCTGATGGCGCCCCCTGCGATTTTATTCGCCGGGCACCGGATGACGTCGCCATGAGCGCAGCGGCATACATCAGAATGAGCTTTGCCGTGCATTCGTCGTATCCAGCACCATCGAGGCAAGGGATAATCTTGTTCACCACGCAGAGAATCGGATCGAGCAGAGCGGCCGGGATGGAGTAACCCAATTCACCGAGGAACGCCTGCACGTCTGCCGCTGTGATTGGGTCAGCCATGGTTATTTCGCCTTCTTCGATTTGCTGGCAGATTCTTCCTGCTGCTCTGCCTGCTCTGCAGCGTCATTGCCCGGCGTGGCTACTTCCAGCGCTTGCTCTTCCACTTCGCCCACCACCGACACACGACCAGCAAAAGCTGCAGGAACGTCCGCCGCGACGAATTCGTGGCCAACAGGAAGTTGCTGGAAGACGCCATCAATCATGCCCCAGCAGCCGGTTTTCTCGACCTTTAACGTTTTCATGCTTTCTCCCGAAGAAAAGGGGCCGAAGCCCCTTAACCCTGTGCGTTGAAGACTTTAGAGCGACCGTTGAAATCACGCTTAATCTGCAGACCAACTGCACTCCAGACCAGAGTGTTGTAGTTGTCGAACGGATTCTGTCGGGGGATCATGAAGGTGCCCACCGGCGCGGCGATGCGCGTCTTGATGTACTGCGAGTTGCGAACGTACGCAATGAAGTGGTTACCGGTCAGCTTAAAGGTCTGGTTGAACGACTCGATGCGACCATAGTGCAGGATGTATTCCAGCACAGTGCCTTCTTTGAAGCCCGCGGCATCGGAATACGGTCGGTTCAGGTTGCGCATGATATCCGGGGATGCCCACACTTTTACCTTCTCCTGAACGTAGTTATCGTCCAGCAGTTTGGCGAACGGACCGGTGAAGAATGCTACTGATTCATCAGGAGTCGAGGTGGTCAGGTCAATATTCAGACCAGATGCACTCAGGTCTACCTGGTTGGTGTTGGCGTGGTTGGTAATACCAGCGCCAACATAGCCCTTCACCTTCACCTTCGCATCGCCGGAAAGCATGTAGTCGGCCATATCTTCGCGGATGGCTGCAACATGCGCTTCCTGGTCATCGGCCATTGCATCAAGGTTTTCGGACTGCATGCCGTTCCATTCACGCCATTCACGGCCGTAGCCGGTGTTGAAGATCGGGATCGGGTCGCCGGCTTCGTCGTAGATGACTTTATCCAGCTCTTCCGGTACATGGCCAGTCAGTGAGCGATGAACCTTGCCAGCGTCACTGGAAACGCGGTAGAGCGCCGCCGTCTTGCCGATTGAGATCGGCGTACCGAGACCGAGCAGGTCATCAAGCAGGCCGTTGCCTTCGTCGTTGCGGAAGACTCGGGTGGTGATGTTGTCAACTTCACGCCAGTAGTCTTTAGAGATCAGCGCAGCCTGGTTAACTTCCAGCGCGCCGCCGTACTGGGCGGAAATGTTGTTCTGGTTAACGTTGAAGGATTCGCGCTGCATCAGCAACTGATTCCATGCCTTCTTGATCTGGTTATGTTCAGTAACCAGCTTTTTGTTAAATACGATCATGCTCATGCGGTAGCTTTCCCTGATTTGCGAACTTTCACGAGCTGGGCTTCAGCACCAACGGTGATCTTTTCGCGTGAAAAGAAGAGGACCTGGTCGGTGGCTGGAGTGGTCGACTTGGCCAGTGTGCCGTCACCGGCAGAAACCAGACCTTCGTTTTCCAGCAACACTTCGCCAGCCTTTACCAGCATGTGGTAATCGACATCGTCTTCGCACATGATGGCCGCGCCAGTATCCCCGGCCGGCACTGCATCGCGGATATCACCGCCGCCGATATAATTGTGCTGGAGCGCCAGGGCTACCCCTGCACCACCGGCCACATTGTGAACAGCCAGTTTCCCTGTGCTATCCAGCATTACCAGAGATCCTGGCTTCACTGCTGCCGCCATGATTGCTTCAATGACCTGCGGGTCATTCTTGCGGGCCGGGCCCGCGATTACGGTATGGAAACGAGGTGCGAGAGCCATTATTCAGGAGCCTCCATAGAAAGGATTTCACTCTGAGCGCCATTCCCCTGGAATGCCGGGTTCAGACCGGTGCTGGTCTGGCACTGCGAGTACATATCGTTCAGCGCTTCGCCGGCCAGCGAGTTGATCGCCGCTTCGGTCATGAACGGGAATTTCGCTTTGACCGCTTCACGCTTGGTCTTGAGGTCTTTTTCAGCGTTGGCCTGCAGCTGAGTTTTCAGCGTACTGATCTCGTCAGTCAGCGGCTTAATCGCCAGATTTACTGCTGCGGTAATCGCGTCAGAGTTAATCTGAGTACCCGGCTGGTCGCCTGCTTTCTTCTGTACCTGCTGGTTATAGGCATCCCAGACCTGATCGTCGGTCAGCCCCTCGGTTTTAACGCCTGCGGCATTGAGCGCGGCGATCATCTTCTCTTTCATCGGGTTTGTTTCTCCGTTGGTTTTGACTTCGTACTCAGTGGGTTTGCGCACGACCTCTACTGGATCGCCGACCAGCGTGACTGTGCTGTCGTCGATGAGGTATTTTTGCTGGAAGAGCTTATTGCCCTCTTCGAAAATGAATTTGTCGGGCCATACGGTCACGACATAGCGATAAACATCGCTGCCTGACGGCGCGCGAATGGCTTCCCGCAGCATCTGGTAGATTTCATCGAATGAGGCATCTGAGTTGTGGGTGAGGAAGAACTTCACTTTGTTCAGCAGGCCATCTTTGAGGCTATTTGCCGCATCAACGAGGCTTGCAGTCTCGACTTCGCCTTCCTGACCATCGGCATTCACGAACATGCCGACGCCTTCCTCTGGAGTACCGGCGCCCGGCTCATCGAGCAGGATAGCGATATGGTCGAACTGCATATTGCGAGCAATCCATGAATACTTCTTCTGCTTAGACTCGCCTGACTTTCTCTCTTTGTTCGTGAGTAAGCCGGTAGACAGGTGGATCGGGTCGGTGTTGGTGCCGGCGATCATCTCATCGAGGCGATTAATCAGACGCTTACCGTCAGGCTTTGTCTCGGCGACCGCCTTATTGATATAAACGTCCATGACGACCTGGTCGCCTGACTTACTGACGTTCTGCGCCCAGGCTCCGACGTGATAGCTGTTAATGGCCCGAGGGTCATTGGCGCTGACATACTTGCCATCTACCATCGGGTGCGGAAGAGGCATCAGCTTGCCTTCCATCGTCTTGTAGCTGTTGTTAATCTCCTCGGCTGGATAAAGACCGCCATTCATCACGATGTCATCGACGATCGGAACTGCACCACGGATAATATAGTGTTCCTGATCATTAATTATGGTCGTAGATATATTGGAGGCGTTGATCGCCAAGGATTTCACATGGATACTGGTTAAGTTCATGTTTAACCCTTCAGGAAAAAGAATGAAAAAGGCTCTTCTTTTGTTGTTTGTCGCTTTCAGTGGAAATAGTTTTGCGACGTTTTTGACAGGCAATGACCTTTACACCAGATATCAAGCATATGTGCGAAGTGACAACGGGACGGCTTCAAGAGAAGACTATTTCGCGGCATACGATTATATGGGGTATGTAACCGGCGTATGGGACACATTGGGGTCAGAGCTAATTTGCCCTCAGGGCAGCATTACCCGGGGACAAATTGCCGATGTTGTCGGTATGGGATTGCAGAAAAATCCACAGACCAGAGCCGCAGATGCGGACAAATTAACCGCCTTATATCTTATGCAGTCATTTCCTTGTAAAAAATAACTAAGCGGCCTTTTTATCCGGGCCCCACTGTTTGCGCTCTTTTGCCAGCTTCTCAGCTAACCCCTGATTGAAAATGCTGCCGTCGTCGTTGAGCAGCACCGGAATCTGGCTGCAATAGCAGTTGTATCGGTTGCCGTTCTCGGCGTAGAAGTCCCGCACCTCTTCGGTGGTGTAGACCTTGCCGTGGCGGCTGGCGTGCCAACTGCGCGTCGTCGGTTTGAGCGCCGACAGCCACAGCAAGCCAGTATTCAGCCCAAGCCGATCCGCTGCCCAGTCCGTCTCGTTCCATTGCGCCTGCCGCAGCGCGCCGACCTGCTCAGTCTGAGCGATGGTCTTTGCGCGGCCCATAGAGACATCAAGGCGCTTGCTTATCACCTGCGCCGTTTCGCGGGGATTCACACCGCGAGCAACCGCATCGGTAATGATGTTGGTCAGATCGCCGCGGGCTGTATCGCTGATGACCTTCCAGTCACTGAACGTTGTCAGTCTGGCGGCTGCCACCTGATTAAGATAACCGGGGCTGCTTAAAAGCTGCTGTAGAGTCGTCTGGCTGGCATATACCTGCGACTGCTGCGACAGGTTGTTGAATGCCTCTAGCGTGCCGCGCTGCGCCTCTGCGGCGACGTAATCCATCGCCCACAGGTTTTGTTCGCCGCCTTCGAGCAGGTAATCGTCGAGAATAACCTGCACCGCTTCCAGCAGGTCGGCCAGTTCCTGCGCTGACATGTCGTAGATGAACTTGCCAGCGTTGACCTGGTAGAGCGTTGGCTCTGCACCGTTAACGTGACACAGGAAGTGCCAGCTGTGGCTGTTAACCTCTCGCTCACGCCCGGTCAGCCGCTGGTCGAACAGGGCTTTCAGCGCCACCTTTATCGCGTAATACCGATCCTCAATGTCGCGCTCCATCTTGCTGACGGACTTACGTGACATTGTTGGGTCAACTTTCGACCGTGGTATCACCGGGCTTTTCGGCTTCTGACTGAGGGTCGGCCAGAGGATCAGGTTTTGGTTTGTTGCCATCTGGCAGATCCTCATCATCAAGCTCAGGCAGCGGTTGCAGTTCGCCCGCAGCGCGAATTTCGTTCTCAGTGATAGCAGAACGGCCAAAGGCATTCGTGGATTTCACAGCCACGTCCGCGAGCTTGTCCATGTTGGCAATCTTCTCTGCCTGACTCGGTGCCAGAAGATCAGACCAGCCTACGGTAATTTCTTCATTCTGAGCTGGCGGAATAATTCCAAGGGTCCAGAAGCGCGAAACCACATCCGTGATCACGTCGGTAAGGAAGCCATTACGGCGACTCATGCGGGTTTTGGCCCAGTCCTTAGCGTCTTCCGTACTGGCCCTCTCCCCGGTCTGCATGCCGATCAGAACTTTAACGGGGATCGGCACGGTGGCGCAGAACTCATTAAGCGCCGTTCGCCAGGTGGGTTCCGGGTCTGCAACGGCCACTGAGAGCACGCTGGCATCGCCTTCCTGCATCATGACTGCGCTGTCGGTGCTGTCATTCAGTCGACGCACCTGATCATCCATCGCATTCGATAGCTCGGCCTCTGTTACGCCGAGGGCGCGTGCCAGTTGAGCGAAGTTCGTCTTGGAGCTGAAATTGAAATTTAGCTGGCGACTGGCATTCTTAAGAAACCCCTCCGCCCCGCCGCCGGAAACCTTTTCGAGATCCAGGAGCTTGTTAAAACCCTCTTCCAGCATCGAGCGCCCGGAAGTCATTGAGCCATCATCGGAGCCTTCAGCCAGGATAATGACGCGATCTGGGTGAACGTTGATTATGCGGCTGGGCCGGGCGTCTTTGTTGTTGCCCACCGACAGCTCAATGAACGAGTACATCGTCACATCGCCGAAAGTTTCACTTTCTGGGTCACTATCCCATTCAATGGGCTCAATCTGCGCTTCCCATGCAGGGATGAGTTTTACCAGCGCCTTTTCTTCCAACTGACCTACGACCACGGTATCTACCGGATCACGCCACTGTTTGCTGTCTTTAACCTGAATCAACAAAGCAGAATATCGACCTACCAGGTTGCGTCGGTCAGCGCCCTTAATCTGCTTCCAGCAGCGCTTGAGCAGCTTGTTAACCCGCTTGTCCCACTGAGTTTGTTTGGTGGCATCTTTGGTTTTATCGCCTTCATAAATATCCGGGAAATCCTCCCAGCATCCATCAACCATGCGACTGACGGCCGCACCAGCAACAGCATTGCGGCGACATGCCCGGTAGAAATCCTCAAAGCAGAGATCGACGGGATATCCGAACTCCTGGTAAAGGCGCTGGCGCTTCGTATTGCTGGTTCCGTTGAACAACGAGGACAGGTAGTTCAGGCGTTCTTTTTCAAGATTGGCATTCGAGGCGCGCTCTTGTTTCATTTGGCTTTCGTTCACTTATGTCCTCCGTCAGCGCGAACGCACCAACATGCCGATTGATTGTGGCTCTGATAATTCGGTGAGTGCATACACAGCAGCATCAAGCCGGTCCGGCGATTTCTTGGCGGTAGATGGCACGTATTCCATGAACTGGTTTTCCACCTCGTAGAGGCTGCCACGGTGGGCGACGCGACCCTGTGCATACAGTGCAGATATAGGCTCTGCGCGGGCATACTTGCCTTTGCTGGCATGCACCCTGATAACGCGCCCGGTGAACCCGGCGTTTCGGAGTGTGTCCTCTGCCATGTCCCCGCCCTGGTTTGTCTCAATGACGATCGCGTCAGCTTCATGCTGCTCATAGGCCTCAATGGCTTTCGTCGCCCATCCATTGGGGGAATATTTGCCACTGTAGTCAGCATCAAGGCTGTACTGCCGCTCATCACCACTACCGTAAACACTCGCAACAGCGATGCCGGATTCGTCACTCTCTTCGCTATTTGTGGCCTGCGGGTCGATTGCCACGACCGTACGGGCCAGATCCTGGGTGATTCGCATCGAGTGTGCGGCGCTGATCATCTCCTCATTCCACAGAGCACCCTCCGCATTGAAGCGTTTCGGGTTCTGCATGTACTGAGCTTCGGCGGTGCGCCGGTGAGAGAACAGAGATACACGGTGCGATTCGTTATGCTTAAACGGCCATAGCCAGCCATCAGGCAGGCCGTGGTCAATCGGGATAGCGTGAGTGTTTTCCGGATATGTTTCTTCGTAACTGCGGCTGCTATCGATAATCACCGGCAAATTCAGGTGATGCCACTTTTCCCCACTTCCACCACGCAACAGATAGCCGCTCAGGTCGTGGTAGTGGATTCGTTGCATGATGACAATCATCGGCGTCGTCTCGAGCGCCAGTCGTGATTTGATTGTCTCGTTGAAACGATTGTTGACTCCGTCTCGGACGATTTCAGAGTAAGCGTCATCCGGCTTAACCGGGTCATCGATAATCAGTGCGCCCTGCCAGCCCGGCTCCATGTGTCCTGCGCGGAACCCGGTAACCTGCCCTGCAGCTGAGGATGCGTAAACGCCGCCGCCGTGCTCAGTCCACCACATAGCCTTGCTGTCTGCATCGTCACGCAGCGCCATGGGCCACATGGACTGGTATGCCTGCGACTTAATCATGCCGCGGGCCGTCGAGGAGTTCAGGAGCGCCAGGTTATGCGAATAGGACAAATGCATGAAACGGGCCCGGCAATTTAGCGCCAGGCCGCGCCCCATCATATTGATGGTTGCAAGTTCCGTTTTCGTGTAACCAGGAGGGACGTTGATGATCAGGCGCTGAATCTCACCATCAATAACGCGGTCCAGTGTTTTCTGAATCACCTTGTGGTGAGGCGCAACTATCATCTTTCCGCCGGTGCGTTGCTTGAAGAAATAGCGAGCGTAGTAAAGCCCGTCCTCCTCACATTCCACCTTTCTGGCAAACGCCTTTTGCTCAGCAGTCGTCATCCTCCATCATCTCCTGCCGTGCGGACTTGTATTCCTCTTTGCTCATGGTGATCGTCTGGATAGCGCCACCATTCGGGCCGGAATGTTCAAACTTATGTTTGTTGGTATAAGCATCCCCGCATTCCTTGGCGGCTTGCTCAATAATCTCAGCAGTGAGCGCGAGGTTTTTCATTCCCTCGGCGCGCGTAGCCATACGGTCAAGAACGCGAAGCCGGTACGCCTTGTTAGCGATCGGGATGTCGGAAATTTCGTTGAGGAAGCGGTCGCGGGTGCGGTTGAAGAGGTCGACCCATTTTTGAGCCAGACCCTTGCCGCTTATCTTCGTCGGGTCGTTTTGCTCAACCTGTTGGCGGGTAATCTGAACACCAAATTCTTTCAGGACGGACTCCACCACTTGAGAGGGGGTATCAAAGCACGCAACTGATTGAACTATGAAGGCTTTAATCTCTGGTTTTAATGCCGCCATAATTCACCATCCGTCCTAACTAGTCCTGAATTTATGCCAACTTCAGCATGCACGTCCCACACGCTCTGGCAACATCGATATGAGCAACCTCCGCCGGCCTGTTCGCCGCATCCACCATTTCCTGCACGTCTTTGCTAGCGCCGTAACGCCGGACCACTCCGACGAACTCCTCGACGTCATGGCCGCGAAGTTTGAGCACCGGCATTCCGGTCTCTTTGTTGAACTTCGGCGCGCCATAGTCATCGGTAGCCTGGGCGATGTGGTAAAGCTCATGCTCAACCAGTGCGCAGAACTCCAGATCGTTGCATTGCTCGCAGTAGTCGGCAGCCAGGGTGATGATGAACTTCGGTATGCGACCGAACCATTCATGCATTTGCTGCTCCATGCGGGATTTCTGCCAGCCACCGGCGCGCATCATTACCTGCTCACACTGACCAAGCACAATGCGGCCGCTTTTGGCGAATGAGCCAGAGGCCCACAAGAACGCGACATCAGCGTCGAGCAAGTGCGTATGGTCAGGGTTATGGATTCGGCCCTCTTCGGAGAGGATGTTCTGACTTATCCATTCGCCGATTTCGGCTGCAGGGATCAGCCGGGTATATGGCAGCCAGTTTTCACCAGTGAAGTTGACGGGGGGATATGGCCTAATCACTGTGGTATCAGCCATATTAGCCTCCAATAAAACGCTAAACTATAACCAGTATCTCAGGCATCGTTTTTGCGTGGTGTATACTATCTTGACAGCATTTTGTTAAATCACGCCGTAGATCACCGCACAGCAGGAGGCTTTAAATGACTGATGAATATAAAAAGAAAATTGGGATTCCAGATAACCATACTCTCGAGGAAGTATCTTCCACCTGGAAGGGGCCACGAAGAGGTCAAGATACTGATGAATATCTTCTACGTGAGCTCGACGAAAATGGAGAAGTAGTTGCTCACTATGAAGTATATGACTCAACTTCAACTTACCCGCCGTTTGGTCGTTCGATTACATACAAAAAAGTCTAAGCATCATCTTAGATGATTAGAGCCTCATGACCGCTTTCTTTAAGCTATTAGTGAGGCTATAAAACTAAAGCCCCCTTTTCATCTCCGCCTGTCTGATATCAGCCTTATCCCGGTTGCACTGCCCCAGCGCTGATAGCAGTCCTACGCCAAAACACAGGTGTACTCCTCCGCAATATGGTCCGGGTTGCGAAATGATTAAACATATTTAGATACTCGATGTATTGTTTAGTCATTAGCTGTTCATTCAGCGCCCCGTTTACTTTTGGATATCCTCTTCGGGGTTTTTTATCACGCCGACCTTGCCATGCAGGAACGGCAATGTAGCCCCGCTACTGACTCACTGCACGGTAGTAGGCCTGCCAACGGTATTTATCTAACCGCAGTTGGCGCAGGCATTGAGCGGTTTCGACGTCTGACTGCAGGTCTTCGTCGGTATCCTTCCCTGCGTCACTTGCTTTGCACGGAGGGCTCATCAAATCCGGGGATGGCGTTGGCAGCGTCGATAGCTCGCTGGCGCAGCTGCACAGCATCATCGTCAAACCGGCACACAGTACGATTCGGAGACTGGACATATTTCACCACGTCGCGGGTTATGGTTCGGTAGATGACCTTGCCCTCTTCTGTAGCGGCAGCGGCCTTTTGCTCAACTGGCTGGATAGTCTTTTCGGCTTTCTCTTTTTTCTTCGCCGCGAGGGCGTTGACATGGTCAGCGTGAGAATTCCAGCCAGACCGCCATGAGAAAATGCAGGAAAGCAGCAGAATAACTACAGCGCTGATAATGGCGGTTAACCGGCTCATTTCTGGCCCCACTCGCAGACTTCACGCTCAATCTCGCGCCTGGTGATCAGTCCCTTCCACTGCTTGCCACCGGCATACGTCCAGCGCTGCAGTTCCTTGCACGCGCCAGGTACATCTCCAGCATTCAGTTTCTTCAACAACGTGGAGCTGGCGAAAGCGCCAGAGCCAACGTTGTAGGTGAATGAGTAAAGCGCGGCGCGGGTGGGTTCAGGAATGCGAACTTTGATGAGCGGGTCAATGGCGCTTGCCACCTTCCGCAGATCTGCCTTCAGCAGGCTGTCGCATTCCCTGTCGGTATAACGATGGCCGTGGCGAATATCGGTGCCAGTGTGACCATCACAAACAGTCCAGACGCCGACAACATCCTGATAGGCGTAATAACGCCTTCCTTCCAGGCCGTCAGCATTACCAAGCATGACGGAAGCAATGGCTATGGCGCCACCACCGCCGGCGATCACGCCAATCAGTTTTTTCCTCATTGATGGCGTCATGTTCACCCCTGTGTATCACTTGCGATCCGCTTCAAAGCCTCGGTAACCACTTCGGCTGAAGCCGGACGGTCACCTCCAGGCTTTGTGGAGACATCAGCCAGATAACTGGCCAACAGCTGCGTGCGCTTTTTCTCTTCATCCAGTCGCTCTCGCTCTTCCTTGCGCTTTGCGTAATAAGTCTTGATTGTGAAGAAGGCAGAGATCAGGGCGCCAATGATGAAGACATAATCCTGCAGACTCAGGACGGAAAAGATACCAAGCAAGGCTGACCACCAGTAAGGCAGATTGTGACCATCGGTTGGGTTCATACGTTGCATCTCTCACCTCCGATAATGTTCGGGGTGCTATCTGTAGTCAGTAAAAGATTCAGGGCCGTCGGGCTGATTTACCAACAAAGCGTCGAGGGTGATTCCCGCGACCCTGAAAATAAAAAAGCCTGCGGTTAGGCAGGCAATAAGCATGAGGGTAATAGCAATGTCGGTGATGACCGAAAATACCCTAGCTGGGTCTGGCGGCCTGTGACGCTGTTGCAGCAACGCCCCTGATAAGTTGGGGTATGAACCCGTTATCAGGTCAGGCCATTATCTGGTGCACCATTCAGGACTCGAACCTGAAACCGATAGCTTAGAAGGCTATTGCTCTCTCCGGTTGAGCTAATGGCGCTAATTTGGCGGGACAGGAAGGATTCGAACCTTCGACCATTCGGTTAACAGCCGAACGCACAACCGCTGTGCTTCTGACCCTGAAATGAAAAAGGCCGCGAAATAGCGCAGCCCTTAATGCTTTATGGTTTTGCCTGAATTAGGCGAAAAAAAGCCCGCTCAGAGGGGCGGGCAGAAGGTAGGAAATACTGATTCTTCAACGGTTCGAGGCGCACCTAATAGTCCGAGCTACCGATTTACCAGGAGAGCGCTCGTTTTCCGTTACTACCTTTTAAACATAGCTGGAGAAGCCGAAACGGCAACCCCACTACCAAATGTCTTAGTAGTACTGCGTGGTGCCGGGTGCCTCCCGGTAAGTCGCCGCCAGTCCACAGACGACTCGCAATGCGCAAAAAAACATATCAGACTGGCAATGCCCCTCCGCATAGGGGGATTCACCACACCAAAAATTTAACATCTGATGAAACTCGTTTCAATGCTCTGTATGGGTCCACCACATATTGCAATTTTTACTCTCACGTAAAATATAGTCCACTGGCGTCATCAGTTCGAGTGATTTATGTGGCCTTTTGCTG